TAGGATAGAGTCAAAAGCACCGTTTGTATTATCAACAATAGCATAATAGGTTGTATCAGAATTAGATAGATTAGCAGTAAAAGTTTCAAAGTTTGTAACTGCACCTGCCAAGGTGATTGTACCCGTGCCCGTCGTTGTTGTAGTTTCTCGTACTCTATCTGCTATTACAAAGGCCATTATGCTATCCTTATTATCGCATTACTTGAGTCAGCCGCAGGAAAAACTATAGTAAAATCACCCGATGAGGCTGATTTATCCGAACCAAAGTCTAATACACACACCGCCGGATCACCTGAAGCACTATCGTTGAATATCAAGGCTCCTCTAGCTGTAAGCGTTACATTACTAAAAGTTTCATCGGTAAAATCTGTCAAGGCTGTTGTGCTAGATGATGTTGGCGTAACATTAGTAAGTGCCTGTCCTTTTGCCGTATAATTTGTACCAGACACTTCATTACTTGTGGTATACGCTGTAGTCCCCGCTCCTAGACTAGCACTAGAGGTGTACAAAGCTATATTAAAAGTGTTACCTGAACTATTTGTAAAATTGTGAACACCTTGTAGAAGCTCCACCTTAAATGATGTGCACATTGCCTGTGATATCGCCATTATAATCTCCTTATCATTTCTGCAAGCTTTTCATGTCCTGCATTTTTAATCGCGTTGCAAACAGTAGTTCTATCTGATTTTATTGCTTCTTTCATATAAAATGTAATTACTTTTTCTAAATGCGCTTTAAAGGCATGAGCCTGATCTCTAATCTCAGGGGCAGCGTTATCTCCAACCTCTACAATTTTGTCCACACAACGAGACGCCACTTCCTCTGGAGTGAAGCCTCTGTTGTTCGTGGTTTGTATATCTACTATTGGTGTTTTTGGTAATTCCATCAACATTATTGTTTATCCCTCATAACCATGCCTGTTCTATAATAATCACTAACCTCTTTTGCCTCTCCATACAGTTTAAGCGATTGCACTGCTTCCGTAAACCTTTGTGCATAATTCTGCATAACATCGGGCTCACCTTTCATAAATGTGTAAGCTTCCATTAAACTTCCATACAACAAAGCATTAGGTGCATTAGTGCTTAACCATGTTTCACCAGAATCAGCCCCTGCGGTAAGACTATTTGGCCTGTAGTAATAATGCAACTCTACTGCAAAGCTGCTGCTAGGCGTGGGTGCCACAATAAAGTTATCGGTATCAAATAAGGCATAAAAACGTGGCGATCCTGTGGTTGAAGAGTTTGGCGTAAACGTTTGTATAAAATTTACATCTTTATAATCAAGAAATACTTTATTACTACTTGCGTCCGTGAAACTTAAAGAAAATGGTGTAAGAAAATCGTTAGGACACGCTAGAAACTCATTACTTGATGTAAAAGCGGCTGTGGCGTTTTTTCTAAATATACTAAGCTGAACGTTTTTAAGTATGCGCTCCTCTGCAATCTTTATAAAATTAGATAGATTATTGGTAAATGTAGTCTCTGTATTTTCAGAATAATCTTGTATCGCTGTTTTTAGTGTAGCAAATGTAAAGCTCATGTTGTCACCGTAACCTCTCCCACAGATGCAATGGCGCGTATAGCAACACCCCTGTCTGGAAAACCACCGGGACCAACTGTAACAGTCTGTGGCTCTGTTCTATCTGGTCTAGCGTCTTTTAATGCCAAGGCATCGACTACAGTGGGAAAAGGCTCAAGCTGTGGTTGCTTTGCTTCAAATTCATCTTTACCAACAAGAGAACCATTCCACTCTTTGCGCATATCTTTATATTTATAACGAAACCCTGACCTGTCTGATATAGCGTAAGCGTGTTTACCTTGTGCAAATCGAGCCATCAGGAACTCCTAAAATATTCATACTGAGGCACAACATTAAAAGAAGCCCTATCTCTGTCCTCAGTCATCGCGCGTTGAAACTCCTCTTCGTATACTGCTTTTAGCATCTGTGTTCTATTAGGCGCTCTTTTCATACTAATGTAATAAGCCAGTCCTGCCGCCAAACATGGGAAAAAACGAAACGGCATATCCATTGTATTGATAAACGTGTCTGCATCATCCATACGAGTCAGCGCGTCAAATATAATAGTGTCTGTGCTATTTTCTGGAGTAGGCCATATTTTCAATACAGGAGTAATTTGTCTGTCCAAAAAGAATTGGTTAGGGCGTCCTGTTGTGCTTTTAGTTGGTATGCCTAAATATGTGGATCTGCTTATTCGCTCCATGGCGAAATCTGTACTACTGCGTCGTACAACAACAGATAAAATATCAATAACATTTGTATTGAGATTATAGGTTGATGTTCCAGAGGTAAGTGCTTGTGTAGTTTGTGTTATGGTCCACTGATTTAGACCGCGATTAGCCCACTCGGCTAACATAAGATTAAGAGAACGCTTGGCAAATTTAAGATCGTAACCTGTTCTTACCTCTAAACCACAACGTTCAAATGCCTCCTCGATGTACTCCGCAACGTCGAGTTCAAAGTCTGTGCTATCTGATACGGCCATTTACTCATCCTTGTTTGCGTACATATTATCAAAAATTTGGTTTACGTCCAACACATAATCTAAATCAGACTTTGAGTAATGTATATGTTGCGATGGTTTAAAGTCTGGAGGACCCTCTCCCGTCTCAAACCATGCCGGATGAGTAACACGAACACGGTTGTTTGGCAAGGCTACAATATTACCAGTATAGTCGCCGGCATCTAGCAAGGTAAGAACGTGACTTTGCTTATGCTGTGCGGGGTCATCGGCTATCTCGCTCTCTGTATAATCTACGGTAAAATGATATTTAGCAGGATAAAACTCACTACCTATTTTTGCCATCCACGGACAGGGAGTTGCTCTATTTAAAGTATACACAGCGTGATGATGAGAGGCACAATCCCAAGGCTGTGCTAAATATGTCTCCATTGGATCGGGCCACCCCTCAAAGTCAAAATCGCCAACTAAAGCAGTAATCGGCATACGCGCCCACATAGCACCGCCATGCACATTAGGCTCATCGTCATCATTCTCACACCCAGTAAATATTACTTGAAAAGACAAACACCTATTTGGCATCGTCGTGACAGCAATAGCCATCGCGTGTAAAAACTCACCATGATACTTCTCATGGTTGTGTGTATATTCTCTACGCACCCAACATTTAAAATGCGGGATGTTACTTTGTAAATACGGCAAAATTAGGCCTTAACTAGTTTCATCTTCCTTTTTTTAGCTTCAGCCTTTAGTTGGGCAAGAGTCATAGTAGCTTTTTTAACTGTTTTTTTAGTAGCAGCACCCTTTGTTACTTTTCCACCGGGTGCAAATTTTTTAATACTACCACCTTTTTTCATCATACGAGGTTTAACATTACCACCTTTTTTCATCATACGAGGTTTAACATTACCACCTTTTTTCATCATGCGAGGCTTAACTCCACCACCCCTTTTCATCGCATATGTTTTCTTTTTTCTCATAGCTTACTCCTAAGTATATAAAGTTTTCTTACGTTTGTTGGACATTACTGCCCCACACCCCCGTGCGATAAATCGTTTACCTTTTAAATTTACATTATCTTTTTCAACTTTACCACCTTTATCGTAACCTAAAGGCAATCCTTGCAGTTTTTTTCCTGTAACAGTAAACGTATCTCTCACGCGTCTGCTAACGTTTTTAAGAGGCATAGTTTTGTCTAAGAACTGAGAATAACTTATTCTCTTAGAAGTATAATCATCGATTGCCTTGATGTATTTTCTTTCATCTGAATTATATGCTTGTCCCATTACCGAATATACCCCCCATTACCTAAACGCACTACGGCCTGTTTTGTATTTTTAACCACTGTTTTTCCTTTTGCGCCTGCACGTTTTTTCTTTTTAGCGGTAGCCGCACGCTCTTTTTTACTCAAAGACTGCGCCTTACTACGAGGCAAACATCTATCAGGATTTTTTTTATCTTTAGAGGTACCACATTTACCTTTGATCTTGCCGTCCGTACCAATACGAACCCAGTCTTGTTTTAACCATTTTTTAAGTTCGCCCATTTAGCGACCCTTTCTTTTTCCGCCTTTTGCCTTCTTAGCATAGTTTGGATCTTTGCAATATTTACTTGCAGCAAGATTTGCATAAGCGCTTGGATATGTATCAAAAGTACGCTTTGCCCATGCTTTACCTTCAGGACAAATCTTACCGCCCTTTTTCATTTTCACGACACCACCCTTAGCCATTTTTACTACCGGACACGCACCGCGTCCTAGATTTACTTTACTTCTTGATTGCGGCCTGCTCATATCTTGCACTCCTTTTAATAAAGTCTTCCCATAAAGGTTTTAACATTTCATTGTTTTGTTCAATTTTAACAGACATAACGGCTGTGCGCTTATCAACACTAATAAGCGTTACAGTCATCCAAGTAATAGCACCCAAAGATAGCGTGGTAATACTACCAACTAATGCTTGCTTAATTAACATCGCCATCTTCTCCTTGCTTGCCGTAGACGACTATTTGGGTTTTTAGCCGCTTTTGGAAACTTTTTCATCTGTCCGGCGCTTCGTGCACAAAATGACTTACGCCTTGCTTTTTCTTTTGCTGTTATC